AAGAGACCTGTGAACTTTAGAGTTGTTAGGACATCACAAGAAGCTGCATCAGAACTTCAAGATAAAGAGAAGGAGATGCTAATGCAGTACATGATGGCTGCTATTACAGCTAAGATGAGTCCTGAGGAACAACAACAGTTCCAAGAACAACTCCAATCTGGAGAGGTAATGCCTCCGCAAGCTATAGCTAAGTATATGGACAAGGAGTATAAAGATGTTGTAGAGAACACTGCATATCATACTTTGATGTACTTGCGTGAGAAGCTTAATATAGACAATGAGTTCATTAAGGGTTGGAAAGATGCCCTGATCTCCGGTGTTGAAGTATACTATTGTGGTATACTAAATGGAGAACCTTATATGGAGCGTGTTAACCCGATGTTCTTTGCATACGAACAATCTCCAGACCTAGAGTTCATTGAAGACGCATCGTGGTGTTGCAGACGCATGAGAATGTCTGTAACAGAGATATACGACAGGTATAACAATAAACTGTCAGAGAAGGATTTGAATAAGCTTGAAGAGATGATCACTGGACGTCCCTCAAATGATATGGGCGATAAGGATATGGTAGATTCTTTCGGTGGTATCTCAATGCACATTTATGATAATCCTGTATATGATTAGAAGTCTAGATATCATATAAACGTCTGGCACTGCTGCTGGAAATCATTTAAGAAGATCTTCTATGTTACATACGAAGATGAGAATGGCGAGATCCAAACAGAGATAGCAGACGAAAACTACAAGAAGATTGGAGTAGAGATATCCGTAGAACCAGACTGGATAGTAGAAGTCTGGGAAGGATATAGAGCAGGTTCCGATCTATACTTTGGAATACAACCTCTAGAGTATCAACATGTTAGTATAGACAATCCTAACAGCCAGAAACTCCCATACACGGGAGCTGTATACAGCAGTACTAACAGTAGACCCAGATCTCTTGTGAGTATCCTTAAGCCTCTACAATATATGTATATTGTACTGTGGTATCGCCTAGAGCTTGCTATAGCACGCGATAAAGGTAAGGTACTTACTGTAGATATTACCCAGATTCCAAAGTCCATGGGTATTACACCAGAGCGCTGGTTACATTATCTTAGCAGCGTAGGTGTAAACTTTGTTAATCCTTACGAAGGTAATCCTAGTGATCCCAGTGGTAGCCGTGCAGCATCCTTCAACCAGTTCCACTCAGACGATCTTACAATGGGTAATGTCATAGCTGAGTATATACAGCTAATGGATAAGATCGAACAGCTTGCAGGTACTATCTCAGGTATTACAGAACAGCGCGAAGGTGCTATTAGTTCTAATGAGCTTGTAGGTAATGTAGAACGTAGTGTTGTACAATCTTCACACATTACAGAGCCTTTGTTCTGGGCACACGCTCAATGTAAACGTCATGCTCTTAATATGCTCCTCAATACAGCTAAAGGAGCTTGGCAACAGAGCGGTAAAGAGAAGTTAAGTTATGTCTTCGATAACGGAGAACGCGCGTTCTTGGATATTAGTCCTAAGTTCTATTATGAAGACATGGACGTATTTGTGAGTGACACTTCTAAAGACATGGAGAACATTTAGAAGTTACAGCAGCTTATACAACCAGCTATGCAGAATGGGGCATCGCTCTTAGAAGCTGCAGAGGTACTTACAAATGATAACTTCAACATTCTCAAACAGAAGTTACAAGACATGCAGACTCGTCAAGAACAAGCTATGCAGCAGCAACAACAAGCTGAAGCTGAACAAGCTCAACAAATACAGCAAATGCAGAATGAGATGCGTGAACAAGAACTCATGCTCGAGGAAGCTAAGATGGATCTTGAGAGATATAAGATTGATGCAGACAATCAAACTAAAATTGCTGTAGCAGAGATCTCTACATATCGTGGTACTGAAGAGAAAGATATTAATGCTAACGGCATCCCAGATCCAGCCGAAATGTACGACATCGCAATGCAACAACAAAAGATTCGTTCTGAAGAGTTCGTTAAAGATCGTGAGATGAAATATAAGAAGAACATCGAAGATAAGAAGATCGAACTTGAGAAAGAGAAGATGAAGCATGAGATGGAGTTGTAGAAGCAAAAGGATGAATCGGCATTGGAAAGAGAGAAGGTTAAAGGTAGATATGCATTACGTAATAAAACATCTGGTGAGAAATGAAGAATCGTAAGAAACAGGCATTAGACTACTTTATAAGTTAGGGACTAGCTCCACACTAGGCTGCAGGATTAGTAGGAACTCTTATGAGCGAGAGTTCCTTAGTCCCTGATACAGTAAATGCTTCTTCAGGTGCATACGGTCTTGCATAGTGGTTAGGTTCTAGGAAAGATGAACTGTTTAAGAAATATGGTAAGAATCCTACATTTGAACAACAACTTGATTTCATAAAACACGAACTGAGTACTACTCATAAGAATGGATGGAAGCATTTGTTAGCTGCATAGACTGCGCAAGAAGCCGCAGATGCTGCTTTTGGATATTATGAATTTATGGTCGGTCCAGAAGGTGCTGTAAGAGAGATGAATAGATATGGATAGAACGGGGCTGCATCTAGAGCGCAGAAAATAAAATATGCCAATGGTGTTTATGATGCTTTCTTCGGAAAGAATTCATACAAGGGTCCAAACTACTTTGGAGATATGAAGTAGCCTTAGCTGACTGGAAAGATTGTGAAAGGTGCAGATGGTTCTTTATCTGTAGTTCCTGGAGAAGAGGATTTCAGTTATCTACGCAGAGCTCAACAAACACCTTTAACTGCTCCTGTAGTAAAGTAGCCTACATCTCAAGAGCCTCTTCCTGGTCCTGTTATTCCAGAAACAACTGTTGTAGGCAAACAGCCAAGATCCAATTCATTCCGCTTAGATATACCATCTCTAATAGAAACGTAGAAGCAAAATATAAACTAGTGGATGCTGAAGATGGCAGGTATGTTTCCAGAACCTACTGAGGAAGATATGTTCTATAATGACATAAATAACGGTATGCTCCTAATACCTAGAATACAATGACACACCAAGAAGAACAAGAGTTACTAGAACTCACTAGATAGAACAATATACTTCTTAGGATGATACTACAACTTGTACAGCATGATGAGGGTACTGACTTTATATACAACGTAATAGCTAATCTTTTATCTAACAAAATAGACGGTAATACATATGCGTAGAGACAATAAAGAATTTAGAGAAAGGTTCCAAAGATGGAAAGCTGGAGAATAGGTATATGATGCCGGAAGAGCTATACCAAAGTACGAAGGAGGAAAAGATGGTATCTACGATATTATGAAACTTGCAGTAAGTGCCGTAGATCCAAATGAAGCTGAAGCTATGCGTTTGGTTGGATATAAAAATCACGAACTTGCGCTATATAATACCATCGATCCAACAGGTACTGTTCCGAATGGATATGCAGAAGCTGCTGGAAAATATTTATATGCAAAAGCAAAAGAGTTGATTGGAAATACCAATCGAGAATATGAACTTGGAGAAACGTTGTCTGATAGTGTTTCTGATGCAGCATGGAGAAAACGATTGTGTCTTGGATATTATCCGAAGTTTTTACCGACTTATAATGGCGATACAGTAAGACTTCCAAAGAAATTAGAAATGGAGATACCTACGGATACAAATTTGTTAAAGTCTAGAATAGAACAGAATGAAAAACTGATGAACAATGATCCGTGGTATGCTAAAAATAAAATTGTCAGAGATGCTTATAATGCAGACAAACAGGCGTTAGAAGGATTGAGAGAAACATATCGTACTGGAAAAGCTGTAACAATAAATGAACGCGCATATAATAGTCGCAATTGGGTAAAGAATGGAGAACTATCTCCAGAAATACAACCGCTAAACGTTCTACAAAATTATCAGATTTGGTATGACAAAAATACCAACACAATGCATTACGATGACACGTACGATTTTAACTAGTATGACTGGGCAGTTCCAGGATAGCCGTATAAAATACATGGGACAATAAAGCTACCTAAGATCAAATGAAACTAGACATTAATAATCTAGAGCAATATAACTCCGATGAGGAATATGTGCCTCAGTCGGAAAGAAACAAAACAAAGCGCACAAAGATGCGTAAGTATTACACATAACATATTGCAATATGGCAAAGAAAAAGAAGACTGACATTCCGAGCGGATTTGAAGATATACTCGGTAACATCTACAGCAATGCTGACCAAGGTGAGAGTATCACCGATATGGACGATGTTATGAGTCAATCAATGGGTCCAATCGTTGAAGAAGATACTACAGAAGAACCGCCAGTGAAAACTGAGGACGGCAATAAAACGGATGACGGTGTCGCACATGAAGATGACACACAGATTCCAGAGGACTTGTTAAACAGCAAGGCCGCAGAACCAACCAACGTAGAAACACAAGTTGAGGAACCTGTGCAGGAAGTAGAAGAAGTAGAACCTGCAGAAGCTGATGTACATGAGGCTGAACAGATAGGACTCCTCTTTGATGCAGTTGCTGAATCTCTTGGTTGGAACATGGCAGATATTGATGAGAAAGATAGACCTGTTACAGTAGATGAACTTACAAACTATCTTGCAGAAACAGTAAAGCAGAACTCTGTGCCTCACTACGCAGATGAGCGTATACAGGCGCTTGATGAGTATGTGAAGAACGGAGGTAAGTTTGAAGACTTCTATGAAGTATAGAAACAGGGTCTTACTTTGGATTCAATAGATTTGGAAGACGAAAACAATCAAAAAGCAGTTGTGAGAGAGCTTCTCAAACATGACGGTTATACAGAAGATCAAATCAAGAAACGTTTATCAAGATATGAAGACGCCGACATGCTGTATGAGGAATCTGAAGATGCTCTGGAAAGACTGAAGAATATTAGAAAGAAGGAAGCAGAACAAGTAGCTTTACAACAAGAAGAAGCTGCTAAACAGCAAGAGGCTCAACAGAGAGCATTCTTTGATTCTGTAACCAAAGACATCAGTCAGCTTACTAATATCCGAGGCATCGCTATTCCCAAGGAAGATCGTAGAGCTTTGTTTGATTACATCTTTAAACTAGATGCTAACGGACAGTCGCAGTACCAAAAAGACTTTAATCAAAATTTATCAAAGAATCTTATAGAGTCTGCGTACTTTACGATGAAAGCTGATGCTCTTATTTCCAGTGCTAAAAAGAATGGAGAGTCATCCGCTGCTGACAAACTTAGGAAAATGTTGAGGCATAATACAAAGAATCATTCTACGTATAATGCCGATGAGAAACAAAAATCAGTATTAGACATTGCATCAGGTCTATTCTGAAATAAATTAATCAAATATGAATAATAGTTTACTTAACAACCTCCAGCTGTATCGCGGACGTCGTTTCTCGGACCTGGTGGATGAAAACATGATTTCTAACGCACTGCTCACAAAACCTCACGAGGTGAGCGGTTTGCTTTCACTGGTGTTCGGCACTAAGGATGATGGTGTGTCGACCGCCATCGATCTGATTACCGGTGGTCTTGGTAAGACCATGATTATTGAAAACCGTGAGTATGAGTGGGCTGTACAGGTTGATAGCGAGCACGCTGTTAACATCCGCTGGGCCAAGTGGAATGGTCAGGAGCTGACTCCTGCCGATGTAGC